ACCTGATAAATATGCTGATCCGCCTCCACCACCTGCGTATGTAGTTGAACTTCCTGAAATTGATGTTGTAGCACCTGCTCCACCATTTCCCGCAGTTATAGGAGTACTAGTGTTTGAATCACCACCAGCTGCTGTTGCACCTCCGCCACCACCACTTCCTGCTGTACCAGGAGGTGAAGATAGTTTTCCAATACCACCCGGATTTCCTTGAGGTGGACTAACAGGAGGTGTATTACCTGCTGAACCTGGTCTGTCACTACCAGGAGTAAATGTTGATCCACCACCACCTGATCCTCCAGTTTGGCCTCCAGCTAATGCAGGGGAACCTCCACCTCCACCACCTGTTGATGTTATTGTTGAAAAAACTGAATTAGATCCACAACCTGATGGACCTGGACCGCCAGACCCACCTGCTCCTACCGCTATAGGAAAAGGTGATGCTGTAATAGTTAAACCAGGTGCTACTAAAGGAGAAGCAGTGTATGAAGGTGCAATATCTCTACCTTCCCTAAAACCACCTGCTCCTCCTCCACCATTATAGTGTCCGATATTTGTTTGGCCACCACCACCAGCTACTACCATATAAGAAACTGTGGTAGGACCTCCATTTGGATTTGTAGGTCCATTTCCAATTTGAGATACACAAAAAGTACCAGGACCTGTAAAGGTATGAATTTTATAGTCACCACAACAAGTTATTGTTCCACCTGTTGCTACAGTAAATAAAGCTTGTTCAGGAAGACTCGATGCTTCTCCTGTATCAACAAGTTTCCAACCTTGAGTTCCATCTACGTAAACTAATGTGATGGTTACACCGTTTGTACTAATTACATGATCAGTAGTAGAACCTTGAATTTTTTCTGAACCATTTGCTGCAATTGTAATATTATTAGTTGCTGCAGTACTTGCATAATCATTTATTGCAACAATAGCTCCTGCCGATCCTGCAGGTAAGTTAACTGTAAAGGCTGATGATGTTGTATTACAAAAATAACCCTCTCCATCAGATGCTGTAAAAGTTGCAGTTTTAATGTCTCCTGTTTGCCAATCAACAGAACCTGCTCTTCCAAATCCTGATTGAGATGCACCAGCTGCTAAAGTTATCGTATCACCACTTGCACCTAATGTGATTGTTGTACCACATTGATTAACAATATTGCCACCATCCGAAGCTTGAACTGCATTTGTTTTTACAACATTACCTGGAACTGCAACTGTTTTACCAGCAGAACCAACGGTAACTGTACTACCACATTGTGCATCTATTTCATTTACTTCTATCTTACTCATTATATAATTATTAAATTACCTGTTACTGTTATTGTCCCTGATACTGATACAGGACCTGCTAATACACCTGAGTCCATTGTTTGAACTTCATCTAAAGTTGATGCATGAGTTACAACATACCCTGTAGCTTCCATTACTGGTGACATTGCTTTCTTTGCAGGGATAGTACAAAATACTTCTTTTTCTCCTGAACCGAAATCAATTTTAGCTGTGGTACCTAAGTTATTACTTATCACTGTGTCTCTTGAAAGAGTGTCTGTTGCAGCATCGGTTACTGTACCAATACCAACTTCAAACTTATCTGTGCCAGTTTCAGCAATACAGTAATACGTAGTATTAGTATCACCTACACCAGCTACAAATGTAATAAAGTCCTGTGAAGCACCAGCTAGGTCTAACGTTCCCGTTCCAGAGGTAGTGCTTGTCTCTTTAACTCTATCGTTAATGACAAGTGCCATCTAACCCTCTCTTACGTTAATCTTAATATTGCAGCAGATGTTGTAAATGCAGGGAACTGAATAGTGAATGTTCCTGCAGTTGCAGTTTTATCTCCACCAAAATCTAAAACACAAACAGCATCAGTGGTGCCTGAACCACCGTCAGTTGTTGTATTATAAATTAAAGCTCCTTTAGCTGTTAATGTAACTCCAGTAAAAGATAAGTTAGCAAAATTTGTAATTGCTATTGCTGATGATACTTTTACACCTTGGTTAACAAGTGCTTTACCACCTGCAGTGTATCCTGATGAAGTAACTTCAGTATTAGCTCCACCACCTGGGTTTGTTGCATAGTTTTCAGTTGATTCACCTAATATTGCTGATGATGTATACATTGCTAATTTATATGTATCTGATGCAGCATCAAAGTCGTGTTTTCCTTGAAGTAATTCTTTTTTAAAAGAATTACAAATTGCGTTAGTTGTTATAGCCATAATAGTTCTCCTTTAATGTTATGGTGATGGTGAAGGTACTTGAACTCTAGGTACCCCATCATCGTATTCTGCTCGTCTTCTTCTCCCCATTTGTTGGAGAGCAAAATTCTGTACACCTTCATTATACTTACTTTTATATAGATTGTACATATCCATAGGTCCTTTTAAGAACGCATATGCTTCAGTTAAAACTCCATCTAAAAGCATTCCTTGTTGGTATTCTGATAAATAAGTTGTGTTAGTAGAGGTAAAACTTGGTGGTGTAATAATATAATTTAATTGAACTGCATACGCTTGATCTGGTGTAGGTGCAACTACAATAGATGATTCATCCCAGTTAGCATAATATTTAGGTAATCCCGTAGCACCGCTTCCATTATATTCTGTTATAAAACTAGTATCTCTTTTCTCCATAAAAGTTCTATCTCCTGTTTGATCAGTGGTGCTAAACACTTGAAGAGATCTAATAACTAAAAAATCTGCAGGAGTGATTAAATATCTTTTATTTGCAGTAAACGATGATGTTGCATATTTTCTTGTGTCATCATAATCAACAGCACCTGCAATATTTAATTCTGTGTTTCTAATAAATTGACCAATAATAGTATCACTCAATACATTTGAATCTACTTCTGTATAATCTCTAACTTGTGTTAAAAAATCTGAATAACTTATTGCCATTATGTAATACTCACTGTTACTGATCTAATTTGCATTGATAATTGTCTTCTTCTGTTTTGTAATGATGGATCTGCAGGAATCATGGCTGACGAACCTTGAGTTATGAAAGCAAAATCTCCTGGTAAAGTTAAATTTGCAGTAATCATTCCTTGCCCACCTGAAGAAGATACCTCACCATTAACAACAGTTGGTTGTTGGAAATCTTGTGACCTAGTATTTTTTAAAGCAACGGCATCTGCCTTATGATAAGGTGGATCTAATTGTGGATGTTTAGGTTCATACTCTGATATATGAACTAATGCACCTGTCCACTCTTTAACCATTTCTTTATATGGAAATGCTTGACCAGATCTATCCGATATTGCCTGACTTCTTTTTCCAGTTGCAAAACTCATTATCCACCTCCTGGAAAGTATGATTGAGGAGATATATATACTGAAGTTCTAGAACCATCTTCATTTAATGCTCTAATTAATTCGTCCTCATATAATTGTTTTAATAATTGTATTCTATCTGGCGCTCTTTTTTGTGATAGATAATATGCAAGGCCAGAACACATACAAGGTAAAAATCTATAAGCTACATCAGCTGTATTTGTAAATCCACCTGCATCTTCAATTCTGTTTATTGTATAAAATTTTAATGTTGTATAAGTTGTTGCATCTGGAGCTAAGTATAAACTTATAGTTGGTGTTGTTTGTCTATCAACATAATACTGTGAGGGTTGTCCTGTTTGTAATTTATTTGGAAGTGCAGCATAGGCTGATCTATCAATTTTTGTTAATGCTATATCGTTTGTAGATGAACTATCACTTGCGGCTGCAGTTGTAGAAATATATGCTTCAAGAACATCATTAACATCTGTTGCAACAGTATAAGTTGCAGTTCCAGCAGTTAAAGCTTGTTCATTAAGTTGAACTTTCCAAAGATGAATACCTCTGTTGCCCCACTCTGAAAATAAAAGATTTAAACTTCTTCTTGCGCTACGTAAGTCATTTCCACTATTAGTCCGCATACCACATCGTTCGTATGCTTCTTCAATAATGTCATCGATCTGAAGATCGAATGTTGTAGTTCCTGACGTAGCCATAATTCATTACATTACGTCTTTATAATAATCTAAAGACTTTCCTGGTATTAATTCTTCATCTTGTAAGCCCATACCAGAAGTTCTGGCTGCGCCATAACCTTTACCTGATTTAGCTTCCATACCCATGTTAGCTTCGATCATTTTACCAGATTTAGCTCTCATCATCTTGCCTTTTTTAGCAGCACTTGGTAAAAGTTTTTTTATTTCTTCAGCTTCTTTATCACTAACTTGAGAACCAGCTAATTTTTTTAAAACTTTTGAAATGCTACCTTTGTTTTGTTTTAAAGCAGTTGATACAAATTCTTTTGCTTTACCTTTAATATCTTTACCTTTGTAATCACCTTGCATTTTTGATCCGAGTTTGTAATCTTTTTTACCCATGTCAGCTCCGCCACCTTTTCTAGCTTTCATCATCTTAAAATCTTCACCAGATATTTTACCATCTTTATTTTTATCTAATTTTGCTTGATTGCCTTTTAATGTCA